AAGGATTTTCCGGATTTTTTGGTTTTGAAGCTGATCAAGCTGATGTCGGGCCCTATTGATTTTGTCACAAATAGCACACCCGGTGCGTTTTTCGAAAGATGTGTCTGTTTGATTATGTCTGCCGATCAGGGCCCTGAGTTCAAGAAAGATGCGGTGTTTTTTCGATCGGTAAATTTCATTCCATCCGTCCATATTCATCCTTCCTCAATCATTACTCTCTTCGGAAATATTAACATCTAAGTCTAAATTCGGATTTTCCACTTCTAGCTGATCGGCGATGATTTCCTCAACATCACTCACCGGCCGCAGTTTTCCTTCGTAATAAATTTTCCTTTCCTCGCAGGTGGTCTCATATTTCCGGCAATCTTCACAGATCCAGCCGATGCCCTCTTGGAAAAATTTTGTCACCAAGTGAGTTTTTATCTCACCACAGAATGGACAAACAGGGCCGAAAAGGTTCATTTGATACGGGATTTCTTTCAGCCATGGTAAAGTCATTCGGACCGTTCCTCCATCTCGATCAATCTCCTCAAATACTCTTCCGCCTTCCGCAGGTCCTCAACACCGCCTTTTCGATCGTACCGGGTAACATATTTGAGTATGTTTATCCTGTGAAATCCCTTCACTTGCTCCCGGGGGAAGTGCAGTTCGGCGAATTTAATCACATCGATTCCTCCGCGGTGATAATAGTCAGGATGGATGGAATCATCTCCTTTGAATATCTTCATTGCATCCACTCCTCAAATTGTCATTTTCTCGTCAACCACCGCCGGGTTGATGAAATCATGTAAACAAGTTTTCCTTCACCAGCTGAATATAAAAATTCAGATCCAACAGCCGCTTATCCAATTTCTTCAGATCATCGTTCCAAACAATACAGTGATCCGATGTAAACGGTGTCTTGTGAAACTTGTAATCTTTCACTTTGTAGACGCCGCCAAAATTTTTCTTGGTCGTTGCAAAAATCCGGTTGACTTTCTGTAACTCAACCATTTTCCCGTCCATTTCATGCGCCATCCCGTCGAATTTGCCGGCCTTGGCCACCAGCTGAAACAGGTCAAGCCTATTTGTTTTGAAGGCGTCGATCACGGTCCGCTGGACCGGAATATTGTGCATGTAGTAATTCACCAGAGCCCGGTCGATAATATGAAGACTATTCCGTTCCCAGTCGCCGCCATCGAAATTTGCCATCCGGCCCTTGGCCTTAATTTCGCCGTTTTCGTACTTCACCACATAGTTATTCACATCTCGTTGCGCAATCTTGGTGATGTATTTGACATCAAACTTCAGCTCATAACAGCCGGCGAATCGGTCGAGCAAATCGAGTATGGCGTCTTTCATATCCGGATCATAAGCGATGATAATCCCGTCGGTGTTGGACTGGATCAGCTGCTCGGTGAATGGTTGCAACAAAAGAATGAGATGGGTCAAAATTAGCTGGCCGTTTATGACAACGTTGTTGAACATTTGCGGATCATACAGCGGGTTGTATTCGTTTTTCATTCCCCCGAACGCTGCATTAAGCAGGATTTTATAGATTTCGTGTTTCGAATTTCCTTCTTTTTTAAGGCGGAGCCGTTCATCATAAATCTTTCGGTAAAGTTCCGGCTTCCCGGCTCCCCGACTGATGAAATCATTGTTGATCATGAGCGTGGGATAGAAAGAAGAAACGTCAATCTGCATCATGGGCCCGTTGTAAACGTAATTCTCAATAGCCCCGTGGAGGCCGCCGAATCCGTAAGTATGTTTAATGCCGGCAAGCTCAAATTCGAGTTTTTCCCGTTCCAGTTCCCGGGGATCCTCGCCGTCCCAAAACCTTCGTTTGATGTTGGTATAGAAACTGACAATTTCGGCCGGCAGCTCATGCAGCGGGATCCGTTTGTCAAAATGGATGTTGAGCGGGTCGTTTTGCTTGGTTTTTTTGGCTTGCAGCACAGCTGCCGCAAGATTCGCCCGGGTTTTTTTGACCATGGTAACCGGCAATTTGAAGGTGTCCACGATCTCGAATTTGCTGATGAAGTAATCTTCCCGGAGCTCAAAGACTTTTTTTGTGGTCCGGACGTCGTTTTCACAGTATTGGAAGACTTCTTCGATTTCCTCCGGGGTCAATGGTCTGTCGATGTTGAAGTCGATCGGTGTTTCGTGGATATTCTGACCAAGATTCGCCTGGATTTCTTTGAGAGAAAGTCCGTTCAATTCTTGCATGGTATCGAGCGTAAGATACTCCAGTGTGGCATTGATCCGATCGCCATTCATGATTTTTTGAGAGAGTTCAAACGGATCTTTGCCGCTCAAAATCCCAGCCAGAACCACATCGTCATAACTGTAATTATTGAAACCGACCAAAATTTGTTGAGTGGACAAGCTGTTTTTCAGCTTGTCCACATCGTTATGGATCCGGATGACGGACCCGTTTTCATCCATTAGCACGGCCAGCCAATCATGACGGAATACTTCCAGATCGTAAAAGAGAAACACGGCGATCACCTAATCAGAACGGTGTATCGACAGCGGGGTTCAATTTGAAGTTTTGGAATTCTTTTAGTTCCCCGGTGGTTTTGTCTTTCCAGCGCTGGGTTTTCAGTTCAAGCTCGACCTGGGTCCCGAGCGCATCTTGGAGTTTTTCAACAACCGCGGTTTCGATGTTAGCGATGTCCTCAGGTGTCAGCTGGACACCGAAAACCTGGGCGGCGTGCCCCCAAAGTTTCTTGATGTTTCGTTCCAGTTGCTTTTCTGTGAGCCAATAATTCGCAAAGTATTTTCGGTTTTCGTAGCCATCGTTAATGATGTTCAAAGTGAGGGAGATCCACTCGGTCCCATTGTTGTTCACTCTATACTCCACATTTTCCAAGATGGCATCATAGATGCCATCCGGAAGGTCGAAACTGTCACCATCGTTCACGTTGGAAGTATTCGGATCAAAACCTTCGTTCAGCATTTTTTCAGCAAGTTCTTTCAAGTTCATCGAAAATTCCTCCTTTATGCAATGATTCTGATTTTACCGCCAAAAATTTCTTGCTTATTTCACCCTCGGCGGCCTCGGAGCCGCTGCCTTCGGTTGTGGCCTTTTCGTCACGGGTTGTTTTGATGTTTCCGGATTGGCTGCTTGGTCGGGTTCCGGGGCCTGCGTGGGTTCCTCTACACTTTCAGCAGAATTATCTACTCCCGTTTCTTCTTCAGATTCAGGTTGTACCACAGGCTGACCAAAGAAGGCCTGCTCTTCTTGCTTCTCTAAAGTTTCAACAATCTTTTTGGCTTCTTCTTTGCTGGTTTGCGTCGGCTTATCGAAGGCGCCGATGCAAGTGTCCAAGATTTTGAGAATTCGTGGGTCCTTGATCCATTCACGTTTGTATGCTTTGCGTCGATCGACGACCCGGCGAATGTAATTTTTACCGATTTTTTGGCAAAGAATGTTCATATCACAGTTACCGTTTACCACGTTCAGATGTTTGGCGGAAAGGGAAGGGACAGGTTTTTCAATGCCATTTTCGTTGATGGTCGCATACCGGGAAATGTAGATGACGTTCATCGGCAAAGCCTTCAATTTCACCACAAAAGCGGTGAAAATTGATTTGAAAATACCGAATCCTTTCCCGTATGGAATGTCCCCGATGTATTGAACACCATGCTCTTCACATATAACTTGCTCAATGAGTGTCACTACATCGTCGATAACGTCGATCACGACGGTTTCAAACCCATGGCCGCCGCGTTCGAGCTCGATGATCAATTGATTCAGCTGATCGATGACGCTCATTTTTATCTTTCCAGTGGCGGGATCCCGTTCGTTTTTCAAATCAACCGACGGGGTTTCAATTTGGTCAGCGTTCCCGTCCGTATTGAAAATGACCGGGTTCGGGAATTGAGATGCTAGGTAAGATTTCCCGTGCATCGTTTTCCCCCAAACGAAGAAGTTCCTCGGCGTATCAATGGTTTTTTTGGTTGGTTTTTTGGCAACAGACCCATCGTTATTTATCCTCCTTGTCTTTGACTTTTATCTTCACGGAACCGGCCACGTTGATGATTTTCTTGTATTGCTCGGCAAGTTCCGGGTGTTCCTTTTTGAATTTGGTGGAATCAAACGATTCCCTCTGGCTCGGAAGCTGTCGGGTGATGATAATTTTCTCGGTTTCCCATTTCTTGATGTTATACTCTTCCATCAGCCCGTATAATTTTTGCTTCAGCGTTTTGTATTGCTCCTGGAGCTTGTTGAATTGAACCAATTGCAATTCCAGCTTCTCCACTTGCTTCGCAACGATTGTCAGCTCATTTTGCCCAATGGCCATGAATTCTTGTTCTGTCATATCAGGCTTTTCTTTGAGGTATTCGCACCGGATCCAGAACGTTTCGATCGCGTCTAGGATCTTTTGGATATAGTCATCATTCCGGTTAACGACTTCGATCTGAAGACGGTCCGCGTCAAATTCGATGTCGAAGTCTTCCGGCCGCTCATAGAGCGCAAGCCAACCGGCTTGGACGTCAAAATGCCACATGTAAAGCTGCATTTGTGCGACGTATGGCCTGGTATCGAGATTCTTCCCGTGGGTTTTGATCTCAAGGATAAGGTTATTTTCTTCGTCATATCCGTCGGTGTTTGATCGGATATGACGCGAATAATCAGCCCGGGTTGCTGGCTGAAAATTTGTTACGTTGATCGCATTGATATGCTCACGGATCTGCGGCTCCAAGGCTTTACCGAATTCGGTATATTCATTTCCCCGGAATTCTATCGGATCCAGGCCAAGTTTTTCCCGGGCTAGTTGGTATTGACTCTTATATTTATTGATTCCGAGTATGGCAGGCACATCAGACCCGCCGACAAAAAGATGTCGGTTTTCGATCACATTGGCATCTGCTTGGGTGAACACATTCATTCCTCCCCGATATACTTTTTGAAAAGTTCTTCCGTAAAATCTTTCTTTTCAGCAAGAGCCTCATATACGGCTTCTTCAATACTTTTCTTGGTTATATATCGATAGACCGTAACCTTTTTGGTTTGGCCATTTCTATAACACCGCCCCAACGCTTGGTCATAGTCCTGGTAGCTGTATGTTGGCGTATAGAAAATCACGACATTTGCATACTGCAATTCAATTCCAGCTGCGCCCGCTTGGTATTGAACGAGGGTTACGGTGTTTTTTAAGTTTGGCCATTCTTTTCGATCTGGAAGCTTATTAATTTTTCCACTCACTTCATAGATAGTCTTTGATTTACTAAGTAACTTGATCAAATCGTTTTTCTCTTGTTGGTAATAGTAGAAAATCACAATGTTTTCTTCTGTCCCTTCTGCCAGCATTTCGGTATAGGACATCTTGTCCTTTTGATTGGCATAGTATCTCAACCCATGCTGCAGCTTCATGATGGTATCGAAAGCAATTTTTCCTTCTTTTGTTTCAAGGACCCGATCTTTTCTGACAATCTCGTATTCTTTCGATTTTTTGAAATACACATTTTCAAATACAAGAGGTGGTAAGTCTAAACATTCATCTTTTGATAGTTTTGTGGAAATACTTTGGTATAATTGTTTTAAGTAGTCTTGTTCTTTCCAGCCACTTACAACTTTAACGGTTTTATTGCCAAAGAATTTCGTTTCATATATTGCATGACGTTTCATGAATTGCGTTTTATTTTTATAGAAACCAAACATTAGAAAATAATTGATTGTATCAATCCAACCGTTACTGGAAGGAGTGGCGGAGAGCAAGACGAAATTTGTTGATATTTTTGCCAAAGAAAGTGCTGCTTTTCCTCGCTGGCTTTGGCTGTTTTTTACATAGTGGCATTCATCAAACACCACGAAACAGCCGCGATATTTGTTCCATTCTTGCGCCAATTTGGAGTATGGGAGCTCATAGTAGAAAATCGTGATACCGTAATAATCAGCGACTCTTTGAATCTCCCGCTCCCATCCTCCTTCTTTCAGCTTGGCAGGCGGTTGAACTACCAGCAGCGGTTCACCGCTAGAAAACTTTAAATAATGGTGGATCGCCAGGATTGTTTTCCCGGTCCCGGTATCGAGCGCATAGAGATATGAAGGTTTCGCGTTTTCAAGCAGTTTTTTCTGATACTCATAAAGCATTTCGAAGTTTTTCAATTTCTCTTTGGACGTCTTCGACGCTATAAGCGACAAATGCAACGCCTCCTGAACGTTGGATTTCCTCGATATTCAGTTTTTGAAGTGGACTAACTCGGCCGCCAGGGCGTTTAACTTCGATACCAACAAATCTTCCGCCAATGCAGGCGATAAGATCGGGGACCCCGGCTTTTTGAAATGCGGATCCGTGGACCTTCATATACCAACAGCCCAGGCGATCAAGATAGCGTTTGATTTGGTTTTCAATGTTTTTTTCTCTCATGAAGATCACCAAGGTAATAGACTTTTACATCCCCACTCAATTCGCGGCACAGTCGTTCAAATTCATATTTAGACATCCGTTCCGGATCGTGCGGAAGAATGACATGCTGTTTCTTGAACGGGTTGTGCGTTTCTTCTTTTTCATAGAATGCGAGTCTTGTCCCAAAACCGGCGACATGACTTCCGAACATGCTGCGCATTTCCTCACACCCTTTCCAATTCTTTGATGCGTGGTACTTCTCTATGGACAATGACAATCCGATCATTCAGCCGCTTCACAACCAGCCAGTTTTCCGGGTTAATTCCATATTTTTGCATGAGCTCTTTCTCTTTCCGCGTCGGCCGCTTCCCGTTCTTCATTGCTTCCGCTCCTCCAGCAGCGGGCTCATGATCAGGCCCAAAAAGAATGCAAATGGCACAAGAAAGAATTCAGCCATTCGAAACACCGCCTTTCAGCACTTCCTGAAGGAGATCACGAACTTGTTCATATATCTTTTTCCGATCATTCAATCGTTTTAGCTCTGCTACTGAACGCCGAAAATTATCGATATGCACAAGCGCGCCGGCATAGTCTTGCTGGTGAATTTTGCGTGTGATATGGTCCAGACAATCAACAATACAAACCACTTCGGCGAACGCTTTTTCCATATCCTGAACGAGGAAATGACCGTCAAATGAAAGTTCCATTGTCTTCGCTCCTTTCGTGATTTTTGGACAACAAAAAACCGGACTCGACGCATGCTAATCAACCAACAAGCATACAATCAAGTCCGGCGGTGACGGTGGGCCAAAGCCCGTGTCGTGCCTATTCATTTTCTACTATGAAATGTGGCTTCCTGCAGTGGTAGCAGGTTGCCTTTTCTCGGGCCGCTTCGATCGCCGGCAAAAGATATTCCGGCGGAGGGCAGTTCCATTCGCCCATATCGTACTCGTAGATCTGTTCTAAAATCGCTGTGTTCTCTTCCTGCCTGATTCCAGCGATCCGAAAAACCCGGATCGTAAAGTCTTTTCGATGATGGTAAGCTTGTATAATCAAGTCACCAGGTGATATAATAAATAATGCGTGATCTGAATTTGCCAACGTACCGCTCCGCCGGATGTATACCGGCTTTTTTGCGGTACCGTCAGCATTGCAAATGATTTGAGCTAAACCTGTGTTGGTCTTCCCGCCTCCACACTCCCACAGGGCGGGAAGGCCTTTTTTTGTGTGTTCGATTTTGATTTCCATAACCCAATGATCAACCTCCTAATCTAGTTTTCTGGCATAGGATACCATTCTATAGAACACCATCAGCCTTGGATGTTTTTTCTCGAATTCCTCATCCCGCAGGAACGGGATCCGATAGGCTTTCTCCAGATCGGACATCAGGTTTGCCAGGCGTTGGTCTCTGACTTCGTCGGATGACCGGGAGTCCATGATCTCGTTAAATCTTTTCGCATAGCCCATCAACTCATCGACGGTCATGTCCACGTCAGTCACCTCCTTTATCCGACCGATTGTTTTTTAGGTAAATACTTGGTCCAACATCCGAAATACTTGGAAACCTTCAAGGCCGGATGCTCGGCGTAGTTCTTTAATCGTTTGTTTAACCCACTTTTTAAACGCATTGGCTTCCGGTTTTCTGCTATTCCAAATAGCTTCGTAAACGCCCGTTTCGGAAATGATTGTCATTTTTTGATTCCCGCCAGGGGTACGCACAATCTGCGTATCCTTTTCATCATCATCCAAAAACCTTGTCATGTCAGAAGCCATACGGTATCCAAGGGCGTTAGCCACATCTTTAGCAACCGACCACCATTCATCTTTATGAAAGATGAACCGGATCGGATGGCCGTTCCATCCCTCTGTGCGGATGGTCATTTTTTTTCGGGTATTTCACTTTCGTAGTGGTTTGTTCATTAATTTTAATCACCTCATTTTTTGTTATGTAATGTGGTAATGCACTTTCGAATCGTGCAGATGCTAGAAAATGATTTTTTATAATTTCAAGTAATTTTTAAAAGTTATTATCCATTTTCCTTTAACAATTCTGGATTTTCGTAAATATTACCAATAACCTCAACCAATTCCCAAGTAACATCGTCTATATAGTACTTGTGCTTTATTTCTTGCAAAACGTATCTATCTTTCGCCCAAACCACTTTGAATTTTGCTGTATCTATATCTTTGTGAATATTTCTATCGTATAAAACTATATCTACTTCATAAATTTCTTTTCCGTTTTTATCATGAGACCCTATAAAAAGCATAAGTTCATATTCATTTTCTGGAACTATACCGTGCCAATGCCAATTTTTATATGTATCCATAACTCCTAAATTCCCGTTAAAGTCAAGTACAGGTATAACTGTTGCAAATTTTTTAGGCTTAATCATTCTGTTATTTCTCTTATCCCATACTCTAAATTTAATTTTCATTACGCTTCCTCATCCTCGCCTTCCTTTTTTTCTTCCACCCACTCAATGATGATATGTCTTAGCCTATACCATGTTGTACAACACTTTGGACATTCGTATTTATCGGTACTTAGATTCATGCTAAGTTGTTTTAATTTTTCACCGCAGTTTAAACAATAATAACCGTACATTCTTCCTCAACCTCGATTTCTTTTTGTTTCTCAACGACCAATTCTTCTTGAAATAGTCTTGTCATGATTACAGTATCAATGTTTTTCCAAACTTCTTCAGGGAGGTTAATCTTTATTTTCTTTTCATCAGGCAGGTAATCTACTTGGAATATGTCGTTCATCTCACTCATCTCCTTCCTCGTAAAAATTCGTGTATTTATATGCTTCATCAAAATACAATTTGTACGCTTCTTTTTCTTTCATTTTTGAATTGTATTCTTCAATTTTGCATTTTTTAAATAAATCCTCTGCTTCCGCATTAATCCTTTCCTCGTCATCTTTTTTAATCAAATATGGTCTTGGAGGTGTAATATTTATCAACACATTATTTTCCTTTAAAATGTTTATTATCTGGTCGTACACGCTTTGTAATCCTTTCATACTTTCTCATTCCTCGCTTTACTCAAATATAGATATAAACCACCATGAAAGTTGCTTGAAATGTTGTATACTTTTTTATACTTGTTTCTGCAAACCACCATCAAAGTTGTTTACCCTTTTTTTCACCCCTTTGGCTGTTCTTTTAACCATTTTAAGAGAAAATCTTCCGTTTCCCGGGCTGGGAACAGCCATTTCTTTCCGACCCGGTACTTAGGGAAACGCGGGTCGTAGAAGAATTGTTCTTTTATGAATGGCTCGCTCATGCAAGTCACCTTGCAAAGCGTCTTCATGTCCCAGAACACCATTTGCCTATCCAGTTTTTCCAATCGCTTTTGAATTTCGGTTCGGTATATTTGCTCTACTTCAGCCTCATCGATTTTGATATCGATCATTGAATCACTCCCCCACCCTCATAACTACCGTTAAACGGTAGTTATGGACAAATTTTTTTCTTCTTCGTCATAAACATCATCATCAACAATAGGAAGACGAATTAAATCCTCGGGAATGTTATAAATTTTTGCTGCTTTGCGCAAAATATGGCCAGGAATAGCGGTTTTGCCACGCTCGTAATTGCGCAGAGTCTTAGCGGTAATTCCGATCTTTCTCGCCGCCTCTTCTTGCTTCAACCCCGCGTTTACTCTTGCTGCCGCCAACGAGATCTGAAACATATTCCTTTACCTCCTCTTGCCCAATGATGCTTCGTTACTCTTATACTACTACCGTTTAAAGTTAGTGTCAAGCTGTTTAAAGAAAAAAATACCGTTTTAAAATATTTTTTTATTTACATAGGTACTGTTTTTCGGTAATATTATTATTGAGTTATGAAAAAGGAGGATTAGTATGAATAGTC